ATGCAGAAGATCCCGAAGCGGGTATACACGCTGGAGTTCAAGGAGCAGGCGGTCAAGCGGGTGCAGTCGGGGCGCAGTATCGCCTCGGTGGCGCGCGAGATGGGCCTGGTGGAGCAGACGGTGCGCAACTGGGTGCGGCGCAGCGAGGCGGGGAAGCTGGAGTCGAGCGCGGGCAAGGCGGTGACGCCCGAGGAGATGGAGCTATCGCGGTTGCGCGCCGAGGTTGCCGAGATTCGCGAGGAGAACACGATCCTGCGAAAAGCGACGGCGTACTTCGCGAAGGATGCGCTGTGAAGTCCGCCTGGATCGATGCGCATCGCGGCGGCCAGCGCCAGGGGCTGAGTGACGCGCAGCTGACGCTGCTGCTGCAGGCCATCCACGCCGAGAGCGGTGGCGCCTACGGCAGTCCACGGATGGTGCGAGCGCTGCGCGCCCGCGGCCTGAGCGCAAGCAAGGCGCGCGTGGAGCGGCTGATGCGCGAGCACGGCCTGCGCGGCCGTCATCGGCGTCGCTATCGCGTCACGACCGACTCGAGCCACCGTCTTCCCGTCGCCGAGAATCTGCTCGCCCGGGACTTCCGGCCCAGCGCCCCGAATCAGGTATGGAGCGCCGATATCACCGATCTCTGGACCGATGAGGGCTGGCTCTATCTGGCCGTCGTCCTCGACCTGTTCAACCGCGAGGTCGTCGGCTGGTCGATGCGCGCACGCATGGATGCCGAGCTGGTCATCAGTGCCCTCGGCATGGCCTATGCCCGGCGCCGGCCGCCACCGGGGCTGCTGCACCACTCCGACCGGGGTAGCCAGTACGCCAGCCACGCCTTCCAGCAACGCCTGCGTCGCTACGCCATGCGTTGCTCGATGAGCCGGCGCGGCAACTGCTGGGACAACGCCCCGACCGAGAGCTGGTTCAACAGCTTCAAGCGCGAGCGCGTCTTCGGCGAGCGCTTTCCGACCCGCCAGGCAATGCGCGTCACGGCCTTCGAGTACATCGAGGTCTTCTGCAATCGCAAGCGACTGCACTCGACACTCAGCTATCGGTCCCCCGTCGAGTTCATGCAACAGTGGGAGGCGAGCCAGCGCCGCGACCAAGCGGTCGCATGAGACCAACCCCTTGGGGGAGGAAAAAACAGGGGAACCCCAACGACAACCCTTACGCGAGATACCGCGAAAAGATCATAAGACACTGAAATTAATGGAGCTGGCGGACGGATTCGAACCGACGACCTACTGATTACAAATCAGAACTGCGATCGTCATAACTTTAAATTTCAACAGGTTACGCGCTCGCGCTGCGCCATTTCCTGTCCAGCCCTGCCTCTGCGGTACCCTCTCCTGTCTCGCGCCCGCACATTTTCCGGCACACCTTTACGCCGCCCGGCCAGCGCTAACGCGCGAGCGGCTTGAGCCGCCTCGACAGAGACCGAGATGGTGTCCCGTGTGAGTCGCTGTGTCGATAGTCGGAGAGCGATCGACCCTCCCCTACACCTCAATCTCCACCGTCTGCAACACCGGCGCCGGCCCCTGGATCACCCCATCCTTGATGTAGACCGGATCGCCGATGCTCCCCCTTCCCCGTACCTGGGCCTGCTCGCCGCTGAGCAGGGTGACGGTGCAGCCGTCGCTGCTGGTGGCGGTGATGGTGCCGACGTCGGTGGGCGGCTCGGGGAGGAGCTGGAGCAGGCGGCGGTAGGCGTTCCAGGTGTTCATGTCGGGTGGCTCTCGATGCGGATGGATTGCCACACCTCGGGCAGGCGGCAGTCGAGTTCGACCGCGCGCGAGAGCCCGAGGCGGGTGGTGCCGCCCTCGGTGTAGCGGATGAGCTGGCCGGGGTGGATGATGCCGGTCTCGGGGTGGACCGGGGCGCGCAGGGTGATGTGGGCCTGGCGGCCGGTGTCGGCGAGCAGGCGCAGGCCGCGCTGGCGGGTCATGACGACATCGGTGGCGAGCGCATCGACGCAGGTCGGGGCCTGGGTGTCGCCGGCGCGCCCGGCGCGGCGCACGCGGTCGCGCCGACCGCCCTCGCCGCCGGTGATCCACACCGCGTCGTAGTCCGGGCGCGCGATCCACTCGATGCGCTCGGTGTGGCAGGCGTCCTCGGGCAGCGCGATGTCGGGGGTGGTCTCGGCCCAGGCCCAGGGCGGGCGCGGATACCAGGGCAGCAGGCGCAGCACCGGCTCGGTGTCGTGGCCCTGGACATAGCCGCCGCCGGCCTCGGCGATGCGCGCGGCGGCCTCGATGAAGGTGCCGGTGTGGCTCCAGGCGCCGGCCGGGACGGTCCAGTCCTCCAGTTGCCAGTCGAGCGTCCAGCCGATCGGCACGCCGTTGTCGGTGAGCGCCGCGTCGAGCAGTTGGCGGGCGCTGCGCGACTCGGTGTTGGTGCGCGCGCGCGGCGCGGCGGTTGGCGCGCCGAGCACGGCGGCGCGGCCACGCCCGCCGAGGTCGAGCCAGTTGGAGCCGAAGCTCCGCGAGCGGGCGATGCTGTCGAGACGCAGCCGGATCGGGTGGGCGTTGACGGTGGCGATCAGCTCGACGGCGGGCGCCTCGGGCTCGGCCTGGAGCCGCGCGAGCGCTGCACCCGGCACCCGCGCCGACCAGCTCCACGTCCAGGCGTCGGCCTCGAGCGCGAGGCGCAGCGACGCGGCGGGGATCTCGGTGCCGTCGAGCAGGGTCAGGGTGACGGTGTTTCTCACGATATAGAGCCTCCGGATGGGGACGATGCGGGTCGCGGTCGGCGGCTCGGGCACCCAGGGCGGGCGCGGTCGCCAGTCGCAGCAGCCGGGTAGCTCGACATCAGTGCCGAGCGGCGGGGTCGCGCCACAGGGCGTCCGGGTGCGCAGCAGTACCGCTGGCATGTAGCACGGCGTCCAGCGCCCGGGGAGCGGCCACATCGCCTCGGTGTGTGGGGTGCCGAGCGGTGTCTCGACGCGCCACGCGGCGTGGTGCCCGACATCGAGGCGGACGCTGATCGGGCGCGCGTCCTGCTGATCGAGCCGCAGCCAGTCGCGGGTGCGCTCTCGATCGCGATGCCCCGCTCGGGCGGCGGCCTGGATCGGGACGGCCTCGGTGTGCACCGCCCGGGTCGCGCGCCGCAGCCGCCGGGTCTCGGCATGGGGCGCGGTACGCGCGGCGCGGATCGGGCGCGCCTCGGCATGCGGGACCTGGGCGACCCGGCGCAGCCGTCGGGTCTCGGTGTGAAGTAGCCCGAGCGCCGGTCCTGGGTACGCTTGTGCCTGCCGGTGGCCGAGCGCCGCCGCGTGGCGGGTCGCGCGCATCTCGGTGCCGATGAGCCGCCAACCGCGAGCGGTGGTGCGCTGGTCGCGTGCCAGGGCCTCGGCGCTGGGTCCGGTGGCGGCAGGGAGGGCCAGATCCAGCTCGACGACGAGCGCGGCACCGAGCGTCAGCCCCGCCGTCGGCGCGGGCAAGGCGGCGACGAGGGTCGCATCCTCGATGACCCGTGCCCGGAGCGCAGCGGTGAGCGACAGACCGGCGCTCGGCGCGGGCAGCGCGGCCTGGAGTACGGCCTCGACATCGCTCGGGTCGATGACCGGGCGGCAGATCGAGTCGAGCACGGTGGCGGCAAGAGGCGGCGAGCCATAGGACCGCCCCAGCACCACGACTGATTGCAGGGCTGTCTCGACCAGTGCTGGTGGCGGCGCGCCACAGGCGAGCACGACGGCTCGATCGAGCGACGGCGCGGGATCTCCAGGACGGACACGCTGATAGATGCGCGCCGTCAGCGTCAAAGTCAGCCCCGCCGTCGGTGCGGGCAGCGCGGCGTACAGCGCCGCGTAACCGATGCCCTCCTCGCGCCATGCCCCGTCGGCGGCATCCGCCGGTAGACGCGGCAGCGCCGCGCGCCCTTGCCAGGAGGCGTCGGCGGCGTCCGGCGGCAGGCGCACGTCGCTCACCCCGGGATCAGGCGATCGACCAGATCGGGGAGTACCGGATCGGCCGGACCGCCGTCGTCGTCGGAGAGCACCAGACGATCGACCTCGCCCGGCACGGTGGTGGTGAGCAGGTAGGCGCCGTCGGTGGCGCTCGATCGTGTCTCGGCGAGCAGCGTGCCGCTCTGCCGATGATAGAGTCGCACGGTCCGCGCGGCGGGCGCGCCCTGTTGATCGGTGATGATGCCGCTGACACGCGTCGCGGTCTGCTCGGTGTTGCCGAGGAGTTGGGCCGGGACCGCGTGGACGCTGGGCGGCTCCAGCGGATGCCGGGTGTCGAGCCGATACTCGGCGAGCAGCCCCGGGGTGCCGAACGGCAGATGCTCGGCCTGCCGCGCGGTGGTGATCTCGGGGCCGGTCAGCGCCCGCTCCCAGAAGCGTAGCCTGGCGATCTCGCAGTCGGCCCGAGGCCAGTCCAGGGTGTTGTACTGGGCGTGCCAGAAGGGGGCCGCCGCGCGCAGATCCATGTTGGTCACGGCCCCGGAGCCGACCAGGACGCCATCCTGCCAGATCTCGGCGAGCGCGCCGTCGTACACCCAGGCGAGATGGGTCCAGGCGCCGATCACTGGTGTGCCGACGCGGATGTCGGAGGCGCCGATCCCCAGCCGTAGGCCGGCCCCGGCAGCGGTGCGGAAATATAGGTTGATGCCGAGCGAGTCGAACCGCTCGCCAGGAATGAGCGTCCCCAGCACGCCCGCGTTACTGGGCAGTGCGTGCAAGCGGTACCAGTGCTCGACCGTAAACGGGCGCGCATGGCCGTCGTCATCGAGCGGGAGCGGATTGGGGATCCTCATCCCCGGGACGGGGCCGCTCGACACGTTGTAGCCGCTCGTCGGAGCACTCATGGCTCAGCCCTGGAAGACCGCCGAGGTGACGCGCACGGACGCGCCCTGGTACAGCATCGGGCTGTCGAGTTGCACCTCGCCGCCGTCACCGGTGGCGCTCACCGTGCAGTCGGCCCACCAGTCGCCGTGGCCGTCATAGATTCGCGCCCAGGCCGCGGCGGTGCCGGTCGCGGGGTCGGCGCCGGTGATCGGTGCCTCGAGCGGGGTGTCGAGGCGGAGCTGGTGGGTCGCGGGGTCGACCGCGCCGATGCCCGTCGCCAGCGGGATCTCGACCAGGGCGGTAGCCTCGGACGGGGTCTCGCCGGGGATGGTGGGGAGCGGCGCACCGTAGAGCACGAGCCGCGCCCCGACCGCGCCGCCGGCGAGCAGGGCCAGCCCGGCCTCGAGCACCGGCAGGCGGGCGGCGGCCTCGCGCGCGGCCTGGTGCTGGGTGCCGAGGTTCATCAGCCCTGCTCCTCCGGCGCGGCGATGGTGTAGGGGCCGTGACAGACCGGCTGACAACCGGCGCTGCGGTAGGTGATGTCGTAGGTCCCCGGCGGCACCTCGGCCGACCAGTCGCCGCTGGGCGCGGGCACCACGTCGATGACGTGCCCGTGGCTGCCCCAGGCGCGCACGATCACGTCATCGACGGCAGCGCCGCCGATGGCCTTGGTGGCGTTGCCGTTGATCGTGGCGAGCGCCCCGGCGTAGGGCATGTGGACCGCCAGCGGCGCGAGCGCGCCGGTGGCCTCGTCGAGGGTGATGCGCAGCAGGCGATCGTCGGTCGCCCCGGGGCGGGTGTCGGGGATCAGCAGGTGGTAGTCGCCGGGGGCGAAGCCGCGCACCGTGAACGCCCCCGAGACCGGGTCCGGGGTGACGACCTGCGAGCGCGCCCAGGCCGGACGGCGCAACAGCTGCACCGGGAGGCTCAGGGGGTTGCCGTCGTGGTCGTAGAGGATGCCGTGACGGGTCGGGCGGTTGATGTCGGGGAGCCAGGCTGTCGCGGTCCCCGGAGCGCCCACTGTCGCGGTACCCGGCACGACAGACCAATCAGCAGCATTGATGACCGTCAAGTATGGCGCGCCAAGGTGCGCTGCGGCCAAATAGGCTCCATCCGGACTCCAGGCGACACTGTTCGTCGTGTACGGTATAGAAGGAGTCGATACTGTCGACCAGTCCGCCACGCTGAGCACAATCAAGCGCGGATTACTGTTGTGCGCCACGGCCAGGTAGGCCCCGTCCGGACTCCAGGCGCAATCCATTACAGGGGCAACAGATCCAAGCGCCCCAGATATTGGAAGCCAGTCGGCGGCACGGAGGATTTGAATATTAGGCGACCCATCATGCGCCACGGCCAGGTAGGCCCCGTCCGGACTCCAGGCGACACCGCGCCCATAACCTGGCGCCGACGGACCCGGCACGACAGACCAATCAGCAGCATTGATGACCGTCAGGTTATCGCCCTGGAGATGAGCCACGGCCAGATAGGCCCCGTCCGGACTCCAAGCACAATCCATCGCATTGCCAGCAACAGCTGGCGCGGCCGCCACCTCCCAGTCGACCGCACTGATCACAGTCAAGTGCGGTGAGTACATGTGCGCCACGGCCAGGTAGGCCCCGTCCGGACTCCAGGCGACACCCTTCCCCCTACCAGAGATCGATGGCACCTGTACAACAGCCCAATCAGCTGTACGCATGACGGTGAGATAGGGAGAACTGTGATGCCCTACCGCCAAATACCGACCATCCGGCGAAAACGCCACCGCATTGACATCCCCACCCGAGGCAAACCGCGTCGTCGCCACATCGAACGTCGGCCCCTCCAGGGTCCGCAGGGTGTCGTCGCTCGAGCCGACGGCCAGGAAGTAGTCAGTCATCCCTCACCTCAGGGTCGGTCGATGTTGCCGAGCGCATGGATCTCGCAGCCATCGGCGGCGGCGGGGTCGGCAGGCTCGTCGGATTGCTGGATCGAGCGCGCGACCCAGAACTCGGCGATGGCGCCGACGGTGTCGATGCGCACCACGTTGCCGGTGCTCCAGCCGCCGCCGTTGGCCGCGGCGGGGATGGTCATGTAGGGGGTGCCGGCGCTGTAGGCGCCGCCGCCGAGGTCGATCCGGGTGCGCGGGTTGATCGGCGCGATGTCTTCGCCGCCGGGGGCGTAGACGCCCTGCCAGACGAGCCCGCGGTTTTCCGAGATCAGCTCCCATTGGTCGCTGGCCGCGTTGGTGCAGCGCAGCACCCAGCGGTCGGTGTCGCAGCCCTCGTTGGTGACCTGGATGGGGTGGTCGATCAGGTTGAGGGTGGCGGTGGCGGCGCTGCCGCTGGGGGCGTCGGCCCACGCCCCGCTCCAGCTCGCCTGATCCCAGGTCGCCGAGACCCGGGCGCGACGATCGCCGATGATCAGGCAGCCGGCGACGATGGTCTCCCCGGCCGGGTAGTCGTGGGTGAGCGGGCGCGAGAGCGCGAGCCAGCCGCTGATCTGGGCATCGGTGATCTGGCGCAGGTCGCCGACGGTGTGGCGCACGGTGAGCGGCAGGGTGAGGCCGGCGAGGTCGGGGAACATGATCTGCCCGGAGGCGCGGTCGAGCTGGTAGCGATCGCCTTCGATCACCGCGCCCGTGGCGTCGGTCACCCGCACCCAGGCGAGCCGGGTGCGACCGATTGCGGCGGCGACCCCGGCGCTGGGGCTGAGGGCGGTCTCGGCGGCGTGGAGGATCATCACCAGATCGCCGGGGCGGTAGATCGGCACCCGGCCATCGGCGGGCAGCCGGGTACCGTCGATGCCGAGGATGTCGGCATCCAGCGGCAGGTAGCTGTAGGCGACGGCGTTGTAGCGCAGGGTGGTGGGGTCGACCGCCAGCGGCTGCCAGGCGTCTTCGGCATCGCGGGTACCGAAGTGCACGGCGGCGACGCCGACGGCATAGTCGACCCGGCCCTCGATACCCTCGCCCTGGATGCGCCCGTCGGCATCCGCGGTGGCGATCAGCTGGGTGCCGTCGAGGGTGGTGGCGACCACCTGCAGCGCCTCGGGCTTCAAGGGCGCGGTCGCGGTGCGGAAGCTCGCGGCAATCTGCCCCCACTGGCCGTAGCTGGTGAGGCAGCTCTCGACCGCGGGCGGCACGCTCGCCCCGCCCGGCCAGCGGCGCAACGCGACCCGGCCGGCGGCATAGTCGAGGTCGGCGATCGCCGCGCCGGCGTCATCATAAAGCTTGCCGTCGCCGCGGTCGCGATAGAGCCAGCCGCCAAGGAGCAGCCGCACCGAGCCGGGCACGATCGGCGCTGACAGCGAGCGGGTGAGATCGACCCCGAGCACGCCGTCGGTGAGGGTCAGGGTCTCGCTCGCGGCGTCGGTGGTCGCCGCCCCGGTGAGCACGGCGGTGCCGCGGATCGGCTGGCCGAGGGCTGGAGTGTAGATGGCCTGCTGGGTGACCCACTCGCCGGTGGTGGGCGTGGCGGGCAACTCGTAATCGCTCGGCCCCAGACAGCCGATGCCGGGGTAGTAGCGCTCATCGTTGCCGCAGGTCGGAGTGCCGCCGGTGCGAATCTCGGTCATGCGCATGTCTCACCCCTCCGAGGTGGTCGTGACATAGACCTGTTCCGGCACCGCGAGGGTGCCGTCGATGGTGCACAGGCCGGTGGCATAGTCGACGCTGCCGAGGGTCTGGCCGCTGACCGCCGTCGGCGGGTCGCCGACCAGGGTCGCATCGCCCGAGACCAGCGCGCCGTCGCCGTCGTCGTAGAGGGTGATCTCGACCACGGTGGTGGCATCCGGGGCGATGAAGGGCACCACCAGCGACACCCCGCCGGGGGTGAGCGCCTGGCCGAAGTCGAAGGTCTGGGCGGCGGTGACCGGCGCGCTCCGCTCGAGCTGCACCGGATCGAGCTGGGCGTCCTCGGGGAGCAGGTAGTCCCAGCGCAGGGTGAGTTCGGTCTCGGGGTCGGGCAGCTCGGTGAAGAACAGCCGCAGCCGCCCGGCGCGATCGATGCTGCCGCTGACGCCAGCGCCGGTGATGCTGCCGTCGGGGGCGGCGCTCAGGGTGAGGGGGGCGGCGGCGCGCACATAGTCGACGCGCAGCGAGCCGGGGACATAGGGCCGCTCGGCCTCGGGCAGTTGGCGTTCGAGCAACGCGCCCCGGGGGTCGACCGTCGCGCCGGCCCCGGCGCGGATGCTGTAGTGCACCGGGCTCGCCCAGGTCCAGATCAGCTGCGAGCCGGCATCGGGCAGCGCCCCCAGGGTGACCGCCGCGGTGGCGGTGGCGGCGGTATAGGTGCCGGCGCCGAGGCTGGGGTCGGTGCCGCCGAGGGTGCCGGCGCCGTCCTCGGCCAGCTCATACCACACCCCCTGGGCCATGAAGGCGACGCGCAGCGTGCCCGGCGCCGGCGGCGGCGACAGGGTCTCGATCCAGTTGAGGCGGCGGTTCTCGGCGGTGACCGGGCGCGAGCGGGTGTGCGCCGGTTGCGCGACCTCGACCGCGTGACCGCCGCCGGCATCGACGTGCAGGGTCAGCGAGTCGGCCAGACGCTGATCGGGCAGCGGCGTCTCGGTCTGGCTGGCCGGGACGAGCTGGCTGTAGAGGCTCGCCGCGCGCACCCGCAGGTCCCCCGACTGGGCGGGCTCGGCCAGCGGCTGGGCGCCGCTGTAGCGCGCGGCGTCGGCCACCGTGGTGTCGCGCAGCCGCGCGCCCTGGTCGTAGTCGTAGAGGTCGTCGCGGCGCGGGGTGTGGCCGGCGAAGTCGTGGCGCAGCGCGTCCTTGAGGGTCAGGGTGACGACCCAGCGGGTGTAGTCGCCGTTGGCGTCGGTGAAGGTGGTCTCGACGGTCTCGACGTCGGTCACCCGCACGTATTGCTCGACGGCATCGGCCGCGCCCTCGTGGTGGATCAGCGACAGGGTCTTGCCGATCGGCGGCAGCGTGGTGTCGACGCGCTGGATGATGCGGATGGCGCGCATCCCGGCGATGTGGTCGTCGTAGAGCACGCCCGGCCACATCGGCCCCTTGTAGAGATAGGCCTGGACGCGATCGGCGGCCTGGGTGCGGGTATCGAAGGGGTCGGCGGTGCGAAACAGGGTGTAGCCGACGGCGGGGTCGCGCGGCAGCGCGGTGAGGGCGAGCTTGGCGCCGCCGTAGAGGCTGGTGTCGAGGCTGCGCACCGCCAGCGCGAGCTTCCTCAGGTTGAAGCGGCCGTAGGCGCGGTCGAGATCGGAGATGTCCTCGAAGACGTTGTTGAGCGCGCCGTCGACGATCTCGCGCCCGGTGGCGGCGCCGCCGCCCTCGGGGACGTCGTCCATCACCTGGCTCTCGACGAAGACGATGTTCTCTTCTTGGATGGGCATGTCGGTTGGGCTCGCGGGTCAGATCGCCACAGCGGCGGCGGACTCAAGGGATGACAGGATGGATTCGAGCGCATCGGCGCTGGCCTCATCGGCCACGGTGATGGTGCGGCTCGACTGGCCGTTGACGCTGACGCGCACGTCGATCGCACGGCTCGCGCTCGCCGCGCTCCCCGTGGCCCTCGAGGTCGTGCCAGTGGTGCTCGCTGCATCGGTGCTGGTGCGCGCCGCAGACTCGGCCTCGAGGTTGGCCATGGTCGTCTCGTGGCGCTGTCGCTCGGCGGCGATCTGCGCGGCCAGGGCGTCCTCGAGCGCCTGGTCCTGGGCGCGCACCGCCTCGAGCAGCCGCGCCTCGAGCGTGGCGATGCTGTCTTCATGGGCGCGATCGGCATCGCTCAGCGCGGCGCGCCGCGCGGCCTCCTCGGCCTCGGCCTCCGCCGCCTCGATCGCGGCCTGGGCCTCGGCCTCGGCGGCGCGCTCGCGCTCGACGGCCTGGATCTGCTCAAGCATGTCGAGCTGGTCTTCGAGCGCGCGGATCGCCTCGGTGTTGCCGTCGCGCTTGGCCTCGGCGAGCGCCATCTCGATCTCGAGGCGCTGCGCCTCCTGCTCGAGGAGCAGCGCCTCGAGCTGCTGGCCGTTGAGCTCGGCCCACTCGGCCTGCAGGTCGCGCAAACCGGCCTGGGCCTCCTCGGTGAAGTCGGCCATCTTGCGCCGCGCATCGTCGAGCGCCGCGCGCAACGGCTCCAACTCCTCCTCGCCGAGGCGCTGGTTGGCATCGATCAGGCGGTCGAGCTTATCGGCATACTCGCTCAGGCCGATCGAGCCGGCGTCGAGCGCCTCGCCGAGCTTGCTGAACTCGGTCTGCAGCCGCTCGCCGCGCTGCGCCAGACGTTCGGCGGCGATCTCAGCCTCGATGACCTCCTGCTTGAGCTGGGTGATCGCGAGCACCACGGCATCGGTGTCGCGCAGATAGTTGAAGGCCATGTCGACGCGCTCGGCGAGCGCATCAGCCGTGGCGCCGGTCGCTTCCAGCTCGGCCTCGAGCTGGGCGATGCGCGCCGAGGCCTCGTCCACCGCGCCGTCGCCGACGAAGTCGCTCGCCTCCAGCGCCTGGATCGCACGGATCTTGTTGTCCCAGCGATCGAGGCCGCTGACGATCTCCTCGACGGCATCAGCCGCCGCCGAGGAGTAGCCGCGCAGATCAGCGATGGCGTTGCGGATCTGCTCGCGACTGTTCAGAAAGGCGATGTTGAGGTCGTTGCTCGACCCGACGACCCGCTGCACACCGTCGCTTGCATCCTTGGCGCTATTGCCGAGGTCGCGCTGGCTGTCGGAGAGGTTGCGGGTGGTGTCGGTGACGTTGTTGTTGATGTCGTTGAGCATCTGACGATGGCGCATCTCCTCGCGCATCGTCTCGATCTCGCGCAGGCGCGCCTCGATGCCGGCGTCGAGGTCACCCTTGAGCGCGGCGATCTGTTGCGCCTCCATGCCGGCGGCCTCGGCGTCGTCGAGCCGGGCAGTCGCTGAGGCGCGCGCTGCGGCCAGCTCCCGTTCCTTGGCTGCGATCAGCTGACCGATGCCATTGATTGCCGTGTCGCGCGCCTGCGCCTCCAGGCGCAGCGCCTCAGTCTCATCGCCGCGGGCGCGGGCCTCGTCGGCGAGGTGCTGGAGGTGATCGACGCGCAGGTCGATCTCGGATTGGAGTTGCTCGGTGGCGCGCTCGGCGGCGGCGAGTTCGAGCTGACGCTCGGCAGCCAGATCGCTGAGCGCCTTGGCGTATGCCTTGGCGACATCCTCGGCGCTCATCAGGGCGTCAGTGTTGCCGTCTACGGCATCGCCGTGCTCTTTGAGCGCGTCGGTGCTTTCCCCAGCCGCCTCCTCGAGACCCTTGGCGTCGCGCACCAGCCAAGCTATGGCCTTTGTCGCGCCCTCAGCGTTGACCCCCATGCTGTCAAGCTGGCCGATCAACGCGCCGACGGGGTTGCTGGCTACCTTGAGTGCGGTATCCATCACCCCCAGGGTGCTGGACATCTGCTCGGCGCGCTGGTTGGGCGCCTCGATCGCGTTGGCCAGCTCGGTGAGCGCCCCGGCCAAGCTGGTGGTTCGCCCGAGCAGCCCGGAGTCCTCGGCAAGGCTTGCGGTCAATCGGCCCACGGACTCGTTAAGCGCGTCCAGTGCCGTGCTCGCGTTGCCCGCGCGCGCCTCCAGCGCGCCGGCGAACTCGGTCTCGCCGATCTTGCGCAGGGCGTCCTGGATGGCCTTGGCGTCGTTCTCGATCTCGACCGTCGTGCCCTTGAAGGACAGTGCGACGCGTTCGCCCTCGACGGTCGCCTTGATGCCGAACTCCTTGAGGCGCTCGAACTCCCCCACGGAGGCGTCGGCCACGGCCTCGATGAAGTCCATGATGGACTTGCCCGAGTTGCCGGCAGCGACGTTGGCGTAGGCTTCCAATGCCTCCCGCGAGGGGTCGAGGCCGAGGTTCTTGAGGCGAATCCAAGCCTGGGCCAGCTCGTCGGCGCGCACCCCCAGGTCGTCAGCGGTGACCCTGAGCGCCCGCATGACCTCGTCAGCCTCTTCGACGCCTCCGGCGGCGAAGGCGAGATCGCTGCGCAGGTCCTGGGCGCGCATGCCGGCGTCGAGTAGCGTGGTAGCCAGGTCCTTGATGGCGTCTAAAGTGACAGCGCCGGCAGCGATTCCAGCCGCCGCCTTGGCCAAGCCACCAAGGGCGGCGCCAGCCCCGTTGGTAGCGTCAGTGGCGTCTCTAGCCTCGTCGGCAATGCGATCCAGACCGTCACCTGCCTGCTTCCCCGCTCGCCCACCCGCAGCGCCGACGCGATCCAGGCCGCGCTCAGCCGCAGACGCCGCCTCGCCGCCGAGCGTTTCCAGCGGCGAGGCGGCGTCTGCGTCGGCCTGACGGGCGGCGTCGCCAACACCACCGAGTGAGGACTTGACGCCATCGAGCGCGGCCTCGGCCTCGCTGCTGTCGGCGTCGATGCGGAGTTTGAGTTTGAGATCGTCTGCCATGCTGGCAGCATCGCTGCCAGACGGGCACCTGTCAGTGAAAACGGGTTAGCGGGGGGGGGATGCGCCGTGGTGAGCTGGGCAGATTTACTCGGGTTCCTGGTCGGCCCGGGGTGGACCAGCGAAGCTGGCTCCCCACGTTCTGCCAGTACTGCTCTATGCGCTGCTGAGACGTACCCTTGGGCATGTACTCGGTGTAGTTGCCCACCGGCCAGATCTCCATGACAGACCCCGCCGCGCGGATCTTGCGATATGACCTGACGCGAACTTGCATGCGGCGCCTCCTGGACTTTCCTCAGCGCGGCTTGTCGAGCTTCTTGAGGTCCCTGTGGGTTGATTTCAGGGACTTCCTGACTTCGTTGATGTCCGCTTTCGAGGGGAGTCGCTCAGGGGGCGTGCCGGAAATTTCGATCATCGTCTGGCGCACCTTGCGCCCGACACTTTCAGCGGTTCGTTCGGCGTTGCGCTGCCCCTGGATGCCATCGGCCTTGAGCTTCTCCTCGGTCTGGGTGATGCGAAACAGGTTGGCGGCGAGTTCGGTCTTGCCCATGAAATCCAATGGGGAGCGCTTACCGGGCACGCCTTTCAGGGCTCGCAGCTTCTTGAGGTTCATGTTGTAGAGGCCGCGATAACCGGCGCTCTGGAAGTACGCGTAGTTATCCACGCCAGCGCGCTTCGCGGCGCCATGCAGTAGCTTCTCACGCTCGCTGACATCGTCACGGATCAGCACCCGCTCAACGTCTTCGGCTTCCTCGACATAGCGAGCGAAGGCCTCGGCCAGCGTTGCAAAGTAGGCCTGGGCGCTGGCCACTTGCGGCTTACGCGGGTCCGCGTTCATGGCGACCAGGTAACAGGCAAAGCGCGACAAGCGGTAGTCAGCGACACGGCGCCCGTCGATCTCCCGCTCTTGCTGAACGAAGTTCTCGATGATGTTGATATTGAGCGCCGCGCAAGTCGACATCGCGCGATTCAGGGCTTTGTGGAACGGGGGCTCGCTCTCGTAACCCAACGCATGACGCAGATCGCTCGCCCACCAGTAGCGAAAGCCGTTCTCGTGGCCGAGATCGTCGAACGCAAGGCGGCCATCGTCAAAATGGAAGAGGCTTTGCTGCTGATTCATAAGGAAGAACTGTCCAGGTAAGTATGGGTGACGACGGGGCGGATCGGACGCCGAAGACTGACGGTAGTCTAGCGCATTCGGCCACCCGTTTACCTGTCTGGAGCGCCCGATTGACGGTGGCGGCGAGCTGTGCGGGCTTGGTCAGAGCGCAACCTCAAGGGGGAAGCGCGCAGAGGCGCGCGGCGCCATCGTGGCGCCGCGGCGGGGGTTACATCAGGCCGTGATCCTCAGTGCCGGCGCTGCTCGGTCGGTTCGGCGACCTCGGGATAGTCCCGTCCGGCCTGGGCGCGCGCCGCCAGCTCTTCGAGGTCGCGCTCCATCCAGCCCGAGAGCGTGTGTGCGATCTCGCCGCGATCCTCCTTGGCCGATCGCATCAGGCGTGCGCGCCAGTCCTCGATCAGCGGCTCGGCCTGTTCGCGCCGGCGCACCACGCGGCGCAGCACCTCCAACTCGGCCTCGTTGCGCATCTGGACCAGCGGTTCGACGGCCTGCAGGATGCGCCGCATCTCTTGGGTGAGCACCGGGAGGTTGTCCACCGTGAAGCGGTTGGGCGAGGGCACCCCGGTCGCATCGCGCAGCGCGTACCACACGCCCTGGGTCCACGCCTGCTCGTAGTGGAAGCGATGGCTGATGAGCCAGATCACCCGCCGCAGGTTGGCCATGTCGTTGTTGGTCAGCGGCTCGGAGGCGGGGCGCCGGGGCGTGTGCTCGGCGTTGGGGACGCCGCGCAGTTCCATGCTGGCCATGTACACGATGGCGTCGGCGAGCCGGGTCCGTGGCAGCTGGCTGTACTTGGCGATGCGGAACTTGTTGTGCAGCCGCGACCAGATCTCGGCCAGGCCCTTGCCTTGGAGTGCGGGCGCGAGGTGGGCGACCTTGCGTTGAGCGAGTTCGGAGAGGGTTTGCTGCTCGGAGGGGATGATGGTGTCATACCGCTCACCCACGGTGCGCTCGGGGTTCACGCGGAAGTAGGCGTTGACCAGTTCGCGCTGGATCTGCCACGCCAGATCGTCGGTGAAGCTCTTGACCAGTAGCAGGTAGCCGGACTCGGTGACGACGGTGATGCCCTTCGGCGGGATATTTCCCAATGCACGAATTTCGTCCATTGAGGATTCGCGCGTGATGACGAAGAAATCCTGCCCTTCGATCAGGCGCGATTTGTTCTCGGTGAAGTTGCGGCGCGCAGTCCCTTTAGGGCGGCCGTGAACCTCGTCGACCTGGGTGAACGTCAACACGCGCTGATCGCGGATGACGATCGGGTGAATCTCAACGGAGTTGATGGAGACGATGGGGTTGGTCATGACGACCTCCACAGATTTACTCTCACGTAACGGGAAGCCCCGAAGGGCGGCCAGGAGGGTGAGACGGCTCTGTGAGACCGCGCGCAGCTTTTCCGGACGAACCGGTCTTGTATGGCTGCGCACTCCCGGCCAGCGAAATCTGGCGCGGGCGCACAAACAAAAATACCGCATGTCTGACGGGTGCGGTGTCCGCACAGAAGAGGTTCTCACGCCTCTGGCGGAAAGCATAGGAGAGTCTGCGGGAGGATGTCAAGCGGCTGCGCCGTCAGACCAGCCCGGCGACCTTGAGCAGCACCCCGATGATGACGGTGGTCTGGAGCAGCCCGGCGCCGATGATCCAGCGGGTGAGGTCGGTCCTGGCCTCGGCGATGCAGGAGGGGGGGTAATGACTGGGTGGTTGGGGCGGGAAACAGAAAACCGCCCCGGAGGGCGGTTTTTTTGGTGGAGGTCGATTAACGGCAATTCGCCGGCAAGAATTTAGCGTCGATATCTGCAGATGCACAAACCCATGTCAGCTGACCACCCGCAACATCCGTAGGTGTCAGCGTGATACCGCCGGCGGCATTTGTAACCGTGCTTGTTACGGTTACTACCCCGGTAGCATCGGTGATAGCAATGTCGCTTACGTAGTCTGTTGCGCCCGGGAACGTATAACCGCTATTTGCCGCTGTAACTTGGTCGAGCCCACCCAGAGACGAGGCCGTCTCGGAAACTGCCAGTTTTGCCGGTGCCGCCATTATCAGCGCTTCACTGATTTTCGCTCGCGTCGTGTAGTCCTGATACGCCGGCAATGAAACTGCCGCCAGAATACCAATGATAGCCACCACGATCATGAGTTCGATCAGGGTGAAACCGGCTTGCATTTGCTTCTTCATGGAGTGGTTCTCCGGTTGGGGTGAACTGAGCCTGTCTCGTCGAGGCGGGGCCGACATGGCGGCGCCGGTCCTGGCTTCAGGGTATCAAGTTCCGGGCCAGGGGTTGTGGGCTTCGGTAAGCGGTTGATTCTGTGTCGCCCGACGGCTGCTGGGGTGTCGTGTCACACCTCCGGGGTGTGACAGGGAGGGTTGTGTCACACCCGCAAGGTGTGACAGGCGGGGTCATGTCACACCCCGGCGGTGTGACAGGGGCGCGCACTGGCTCTGTCGCGCGGTCAGTGGCCATACTGGGGCGGTACGGTTGAATATTGCCACTGGGAGACCCCTCATGCCGCTAATCTACCTCAACACGGCCGCTACGATCACGGGCCTGACCCGGCGCACGCTGTGGCGCTACATCAAGGACGGGCGACTGCACCCCGTCGAAGAGTCCGGCAGCGGTAAGGCGCGACTCGATCTCGGTGAGGCGCTGGCGTTGTGCGGGGCGCAGCTCGACAGCGACGAGGAGGCGCTGGTGCTCGCCGCCGACGCGGGCGAGCCCGAGGCGCAGTGTGATCTGGGCGTCTGGCTGCTCGAGCGTGAGCGACCCAAGGCGGCTCGTGACTGGTTCCGGCTGGCGGCGCGTGCCGGGCACGCTGATGCGATGTGCTGGCTGGGCCGCGATCTGTTGCTCGGCGAGGGTGGCGCGCCCGATCAGGCCGAGGGGATGCGGTGGCTGCATCAGGCCGCGGCGCTGGAGCTGCCGCTGGCCGTGGAGTTGGTGACGACGCTGCTGGGGGCGGATGGTGAGCAGGTGCGCGCCTCGGGCGATCGGCAGGCGCTGCGGGCGCTGCTGGATGCGGTCGAGCGCCGGGTGTTGCTGGGGGCGTTGGAGGCGACGGCATAGGCGCCCTCACCTACACCACCAACAGCATCAAGCTCACCCGCCAGTACGGCGTCTGATCCGCGGCATAGAGCACGGGCTCGGCGAGGATGGCGCGTCCGTCACTGTCGTAGCGCCACCGGACTTGGTGGGCGTGGCCGTGGCGCTCAAGCGTCATCTCGAGGTCGGGGAGTGCGGCCCAGGCGCTGAGGGTGTCGAGCTGGGCGCGGTCGATCCAGGCGGCGTCCTCGGCCCAGGGGCGGAGGGTGAGGGCGCGATATTGCAGGGTGGCGACCTGGATCAGGGCCGCACCGGTGAGGCTGGGGGTGATGCTTTGGCGCACGCCGGTGCGGGCGTGCTCGTCCTCCCAGTAGAGATCATCCGGGAGGTCGAGCGCGGCGCCGGTATCGAGCCGGGTGAGGCGCATCAGGGGTGTCAGACCATCTGCATCTTGAAGTACTTCGAGACGCCGGCACCGGTCTTGGTCGGGTCGAGCAGTACCTTGCCGGTGACCTCGAGGGCGGCGAAGTCGTCGCCGAGCATGGAGAGGTTGGTGGCCGCGCCGATCTTGAGGCGGAAGATGTCGAGCACCACCGGGCTGTTGGAGTTGGCCTCGTTGAGGCCACCGAAGGACAGCTCGTAGACCGCGCTGCCGCCGGCGAGCGCCTCGATGGCGTTGTAGCCGGCGTGGGTGTAGTCGACGAGGATGGCGGTACCGTCGGCGATGGCGCCGTCGAGGATCAGGATGCCTTCGGGGCGGACTTCGTAGTCGGCGCCGGCGACATAGGTGGTGCCGGCGGGGTCGGAGGTGACGGTGACCTCGGCAGGCCCCGGGTGGGCGAGCCGGATCAGCCCGCCGGGGTGGGCGGTGTGGGCCTCACCGGTGACGCTTGCCCCGGTGACGGCGTTGGTGGTGCCGTAGACGGCGCGGGCGAGGTTGTCGGGGTCGAGGTCGTGGAGGGTCATCTTGGCGTTGATGCCGGTGATGCGCGAGACCGAGGCCCACTGCCCGCCGCCGGGCTGGGTGTAGTCGGTGAGGGTCTTCTCGTCCTCGCTGATCTCCAGGTCGAGCGCCGAGACGTTGCCGATGGCCTTGAGCGGGGCGTCGCTGCCGGCCAGGCGCAGGTAGACCTGGCCGGCGTTGAGGGTGGGTCGGTAGGCTTGGGTGGTGATGGGCATGAGGGGTCTCCGTTAAGCGGCGGTCGTCTTGCGGACGAGTTCAGTGGTGAACGCAAGCGGCACCATCTGGTAGCCGGTGTCGTATCGCGGGGTTGGCAGATCGGTGAGCGTCAGCGGCTGGCTGGTGCCCTCAGGCTGCCAACCCATCAGCGCCTCGAGCACGCCATCGGCGAGCGCGCCGGCGTCATTCAGCGCGGCGGCACCGCTGGCCAGCTCGCGGAGGTTGCGCGCCACGCACACGCACAGCCAGCGCTGGGTGATGCGCGCGGCACGGGCGTCAGGGCGCGACTGGGCAATGGCGCCACCGTCGTAGATGACGTAGACCGCGGGGGCGATCTGGGTGGACCGCGCGAAGTCCTCGGCGCTACGCCCCTCCAGAACCTGCACGGTCGCGGGGAGGTGTGCGGCGAGGCGCTCGACGATCTCGGGGCCGAGGGCGAGCAGCGAGGGCATCAGTAGTCCTTCAGGGTGTCGTGCCTGAACTGCCGCTCAGGCGCCCAAGCGACAGGCGCACCAGCACCGCCAAGCGGCGCGACACCAAGAGTTTCGGTGCCGGCACCGACGCGCTCGAGGAAGCGAACGGCGGCCTCGGCACGACGATTGACCGGATCGTCGTCGGCCAGCACGCCTTCGTCGTAGAGGCGGTAACGGGCGATGTCCGTGGCGTAGGCGGCCAGCAGGCGCGATTCGTCCTCACTGAGTACGCGCCCGGCGCTCACGCGCCCGATCATGGCGTTGGCGGTATCGACCGCGGCCTGGATGGTCGCCGCCGCGGCGTCGGCCGCTGCCTGCTCCTCAGGCGTCCAGCCCGCGCGATCCTCGCCGCGCAGGGTGGCGAGGAGCAGGTCGTCAGGCGGCGGCGCAAACCCTGGCGGCGCGGTGATCTGCGCCAGGCCATGGATGCCGTGAATGCGCGCGAGGTCGAGCGGCGTGATGGTCATGGCGGCGCGAGGGTTACGGCGTCTTCAGGTCCATCACGTTGGAGAACAGGAATCCCGCGTCCATCGCAGTGAGGACGTGCTGATACTCGTCGATGACGTCATAGACCCAGGTCTTGGTGTCGGCGTCCCAGCGCCCCGGCTCGACCATCGGGTGACCCTGCAGGTAGTACTCGTAGCCATAGCTCGGCACCTCGATGTCACCATCGCCGGTGACCGTTGGCACATAGGCCAGGATGGCGACGTTGCCCCAGATATCCTTGAAGTCGCCGCCATCGGCATCCTTGCCCTCCACCACGGTATCGGTCCCCTCGACGAAGCGGGCGACGCCGAAGAACTCGGCGATCTGGGCGTCGGTGACGCGATCCGGGCGGGTGTTGCCGGTGAAGAAGTTGCTGATGATCGCCTCGCTGCGGCGCAGTCGGCGCGCCACGGCGGGACCGACCGCGAGCACGTTGGCGCGACGCCCGGTCTTGGAGCGGATCATGTCCTGGGCGGCGTCAGCATCGGCGCTGATCGCCGCCGAGGAGCCGTTCCAGCGCGAGACACCGGTCAGAGCGGAGTGGTTGGAGGCGGCGTAGCTCGCGGGGTTGGAGGCGATGGTGGCGGCCTTGATCTCCTTCTCGCGCTCGATGACCTCTGCGGGGAGCGCCATGGCACGCATCTGAAGATTGACAGACGGCACGCCTTCAGCCTCCTGCAGCAGCTCGCGCGGCACCTCGCCGGCCAGCGCGTGCTGGAAGAGATTGACCGAGTCGCTGGTGTAGCCGACCCGCACGCGGCGGATGCGGTCTCCAGGCGCGCGCTCGGTGGCGTGGCGGCGGAAGCTCTCCTTGCCGAAGCGCACGATCTTGGCGCCGCGCTTGGCGATCGGGGCGCGCGGGAAGAGCACCGAGCCGATGCGTTGCACATCGGGGTTCTTGTAGCCGCGCACATGGTTGGTCAGGACCGGATCGACGATGCGGGCGTTCTGGGTGTTGAGAGGCATGGAGGGGCTCCTGATCAGACCGCGCTCAGAGCGACGGCGCCGGTGTTCTTGATGACCTTCCAGGTCACATCATCGAGGGTGCGCAGGACCAGCTCCTCACCGATGGCGTCGAAGGTTGCGGTGTTGCTGGTCAGATCGTCGAAGGTGGCGCCCTCGGCAAGGGTCAGCACCACGCTTCCGCCCTCCAGGGTGTCGACGCGGATGGTGACCTGCTGTCCTGGCTGCGGCGCGGCGAGCGTGAGGCCACCGATACCGGTGCCGCCGGTGATGAGGGCGACGCCCGTGGGGGCGATGGCGCCGTCGCTGTCGTAGTAGACCGGGCGCACACTGCCCGGCTGGAGCAGCATCACGGGCACCAGGTCGCCAGCAGCGGTGGCGTCATCCATCGCCAGCGCGTAACCGGTCGAGGCGCGGATACCGCGGCCCTCGGCGTCCGGGGCGAGCAGCTCGCCGGCGCTGAACGCCTCGCCGGCCTCGAGGATCTCGTCGCCGAGCAGCGTGACGGCATAGACCTCCTGGATATCCGGCGGCGTGATGCCGAGCGGGATGTCGCCGGCTCCGGCCTGGGCGCCGTCGGCACGAGCGAAGCGGTGCGGGTTGACGGTACCGACGGCCGTTAGGGTGCGGGTGAAGAGGGGGAAGCGTTGCATGTCAGGCTCCTTGAACAGTCAGGACGGCGTCGGCGTAGGACACGCCAGGGTGGGCCTCCTGGTAGGCCAGCGCCCGGCCGTGCAGCGCGAGACGCTCGGGGTCGACCTGGGCCTCGGCGGGCGCGGCAAAGCGGCCCTTGCTGGACGGCGACCCCTGCTCGGGCGCGGCACGCTCGGCAAAGTCGACCTGCTGCGGGAGGGTGGAGAGGAAGCCTGTGAGCCAATCGAGCGCGGCACCCTTGAAGGCGCTATCACCCTCGCCGAACTCGATCGCGGTCTCGGCAGGTTGGGCGGCGAGAAATTCGATCAAGCCGTCGCGGTCCTTGGGGAGTAGTCGACCCTCGGTGATGAGGCGCTCGGCGAACTCGACATGAGCGCGACGGCGGGCGGAGGCTTCCTGCTCGGCCAAGGCCTTCTCGCGGGCGTCGAGTTTGGCTTGGCGAGCCGCCAGCGCAGCCTCGCGCTCGGCGAAGTCGACGGCGTCCGGCTTGAGGGGTTCGCGCTTGGGCGGGGTGTTGGATGGCTTGTCCATGGGCTCCTCTGGGGGGTGGGGGTCGGCGAACTCGAGCGTCACCACGCCCGCCTCTTCCTCGCCGAACTGGGCATCGCGCAACCCCTTGACTGCTGGCGGCTGCGCACCAAGGAAGCCGACATGGCGCAGGTAGTAGGTGCCGGGCGCCGGGTTGGCCTCAGCGTCGGGGTGGTAGAAGGAGGCGGAGATCTTCTTGTAGCGCCCGGCGGCGACCAGCTCGGCGAAGGCCGGATCGATCTGGTCGGGGACGGCGCGCAGGGTGGCCCCATCGCGCACCAGGGTGCGGACCCAGCCGTAGGCCGGGGCATCGTGCTTGGGATGGCCGACGACGATGGGCGCTTCGTGGAGGGCTGGATCGTAGGCGCTGACGGTGGCCTCGAGGTCGGCCTCGGAGAAGGACAACTTGACCCCACTCATCGCGGTGTGCGCGCCGGCGCTGAAGATGTCGATAGCGTTCATGTGGCCGAGTGTGGTCACGCGCACGCGTCAGGTCAGTTAATTTGGGTTAGCGCAGGTACTCGTCGAGGATGTCGAGCACCTCGCGCTTGAGGGATTCCGGCAGATCGCCGGCTTGGTCGATGGGCAGGAAGGGGCGCGCGGGGACAGCGGCCGGGCCAGGGGGCATGCCGGCGCGCCCGCCGAACTGATGGATGGCGGCGTACTCCTTGCCGGCTCCGACCTCGGCGAAATTCGCGCCGGCGCGGCGGCTGATGCTGCCGGCCAGCCCCCCGGTATCGCTCAGAATGGCGCCCGGCCAGTGCCCACGCCGCGCGCGGCGCGCCTTGGTGGCGGGCTTGAGGTCCCGCCAGGGCTCGCCGAAGGGGGAGCGCTCGGCTTGGAATGCGTCCTCGGCGTGGTTCTGGAGCGCGCGAGCGATGTCCTCCATCGCTGGGGATGCATCCTCGAGGCGACGGGTCAGTCGGTCGAGCGCCTCACGCAACGGACGGTCTTGCACCTCGATCGTGAAATTTGGCATGGGCTATACTCCGTCGGGGACGAGTGACGCCAGAAACTTTCTGCGCGCTGGCGCGGGGGCCGCGGTCGCGGTCGCCGGATGGAGGGACGGCAGGCCTCCCACTCGTCCACCCCTCTATAGCGACCCGCGCAGCACCTCGTACTGCCTGCTGCGCAGGTCACTAGCCTGCACCTTGAACGCCGTGCGCACCGACTCATAGGCCGCACGCTTGCGCTCGATCCGCCCGCCTTCGATGACGACCTTGGCCTTGCGCCCGTCTTGGCTTGGCAGCACGTAGAGCAGCGTCTTGTTGATGGTGTCGTACAACACCGCCTCGGGTTCAGCGAGTAGTCGCGGCACGGCCTTCCACTCGTCGGCAGACAGCGCGTTGCCGGCTGACTCATGCCGCCGCGCCTTGGGGCCGACCAGTAGGCGATCGCCGAGCACGATACTGCCGTTGGCCACCACCCCGCCACGCTCGGTCAGTGCCGCGACATCCGCTGCGCCCAGATACCCGATGACCCACTCCAAGCCGCGCGCGCCGCCCTGCGCGAGGCGGGCATCGACCCAGTCGTCGTAGGCTGCGAGCCGGGCCGGGTGCAGCGCGTGCTCACGCAACGCTTGAGCGGCCAGCTCATCAGGTAGCGTGGCGCGCACCCGACTCCAGAGTTCGATGTCGACCCAGGGGGCCGATCGCCCCGGGTTGGCATCCCACCCCGAGTCGACCCATAGGGTGCGACGGCCGCCCTCGGGGTCCGGCACGGAGACGCCGCGCCGCAGATCCAGACCCGGCGGCGCATCAGGTGCTTGGCGCGCCTCGATGCGGGCGTCACCCTCGACCTTGAGGCCGCGCGCATCGAGTTCACGCTGACTGAGATTGCGCGCGCGGCAGCGGCAATTGAATCCGTTGGGCGGCGCGACGACGTCCCACGCTGGGTCGTCGAGACGGAAGACCTTGCCGTGCAGCGCGGCGTGCGCTGGCCGGGTGCTACTGTTGCGCACGGCCAGATACTGCACATAGGGCGCACGGTCGCGCTCGATGTCGAACTGGCGCTGACGTCCGGCCATGTAAGCGCTCTGAAGGTTGGTGCGATAGATGGTCTGGAGCCGACGAGGGCTGCCGGCCTGATACGGGCGACCGTCGGCGTCGAGCTGCTGCCCCCACCATCCTTTCTTGCGGAGCACCTCTTCGAGCTCGCCTCGAAACCAACGCTCCGTGCGCCCCTCCTGGAGCGCAGTCTCGACGGCGGAGCGGATATCCTGAAGGATGTCGAGTCGCGCGACCTTGGCCACGGTGACGGCGCGAGCATGCGCCCCGCGCACCATCTCCCACCAGTCCCAGGTGAGCGCGTAACCTTTCGCCTCCAGATAGCGCGCTGCTTGCTCCGGTGGGAGCTGGAAGAGCGCGGCGAGCTCTGCGCTCATGCCCGCCCCCCGACCTCCAGGCGGCCGCTCGCCTCGGCGGCGGCAATGGCGCGGGTCAGTAGATCGACGAGCGCACCGTCATCCATGGCTGGATACCACTCGTCCATGCGCGCGAGGATCTGCTCAGGCGCTTGCCCCTCGGCGAGCGCCGAGAAGAGCGGCGCGAGCAGCTCATCCATCACCTGCCCCCAACCCGGGTCGCGCTCGCCCTCGGCATCGATGAGAGCCTGGGCGCCCTCACCATCACTCTCGGCGAAGGCTGGTGGATCGGCATCGAGCGACCCAGACTGGAGCCCGCCCGCCTGGGTCGGTGCCGTCGGCGGGGTGAGCAGCGCCTCCTCGCCGCTCGGCTCGGGGATCTTGGTGATCTCGTAGATGTGTCGAGCGGGAATGGGCATGAGCCTGGCCAGGCGCTCAACACCCATAGCGTACGCATTGAGGGCGTCGGGCGGGATGTCGTTGTCGTCGTCAACCCGGCGCCAGACCTTGGGGTAGGCGGCGCCGGGGTAGTTGAAGTCGACGAGCCAGCGCACCGGGCCGCGATTGAAGCTGTCGCACAGCAGGTCCGCGTCGCTCTTGACGAGGTCATCCTTGACGCCGTCTTGCACCTCGGCCTTGTACTGTCCGCCGACAGCCTCGCTGGTCATCACCTGCCCCAGGGTCAGCTTGGCGATGGCGGCATCCATGTAGTCGCAGAGCGCGGCATAGTCGGCGCCGCCGGTGCGCTTGGTCTCCAGTAGATCGATCGTCATGCCCTCGGGCAGGATGACCCCGGCGTCGGTCTGGATGGCCTGGAGGGTGGTCAGGAGCTTCTGTTGCTCAGTCGCCGTGGCGCCGGGCGGAAAGACACCGAGCGCGGTCGGGCTGCCGAACTTCTCGGCGGCGATCAACCAGAACTTGATGTTGGCGCGCTTGAAAAGGACCGGCCAGTAGAGCCAGTGGGCGAGCCCGAGACCATAGGGCTCGTCGTCATGATCGGCGCCAGTGGCGAACGTCCAGAACTTGCGCTCAGGGAGGATCTCACCCTCGGCGTTCGCCAGCGTCTTGAGTCGCAGCCGCCCCGCTCCATCGAAGACGAAACGAGTGCGGTCGCGCACGCGCACGGCATCGAGGACCACGCGCTCACCCTCGCGCGACCACAGACACTCGGCGACCGCCCAGCCGTAGAACACGCCCCAGTGCATCGCGGCGGTCACGGCGTCCCAGCGGATGCGGTCGAGCGTCTGCTTGAGCAGCTCGGCAGCCCGCTGATCGATGCGGCGCGTGCCGCCCGGGGTCACCTCCCACTCGGTCTTGGTGACGGCGAGGCGGCGCTGCTGCAGTGTGGCGCCGACCTGGGGGTCGCTCTTGACCTGCTGGTAGATCGCCCAGTCTCCGCCGCCGCGCGCCTGCAGAATGGTGTCTTGGGGAGCGAGCTGAGCCATCGGCGTGACATAGCCGCGAGTGATATCGCGCCCATCGCGCGTGCTGGCGATCTCACGCAGATCGGGGGCTGGCTCGGCGAAGTCGGCGGGGAGCAGCAGACCGCTGGAGTGGAGGCGATGCGTCATGATCAGAGTCCGTAGGCCTTCGATGCGCCGGCAACCGTGCCCCAGCCGGCGGCGGTGAGAGTGGGCGCGGCATCATCAAGGTGGTGCGCGGCGCGCTGGCCGGCGCTGCGAGCGAGCGAGTAGTCGGTCACGCCGCGCGCAAGCGCAGCGAAAGCGTCAGCGGCAGCATCGACCTGGTCATCGTGGCCGACGGGGAACGACTCCATCTCTGCCAAGAACGCCTCCGCCCATGGGCCGCGCAATACGTCGACATTCCCAGCCTGCCATTGCGCTGAAAGAGGCTCGGCACGGGTGATTTTGTCGCTGCTAGGGCGGCGAGCGGATACCGAGTACCCGGCCAGCCCAGCGATAATCGAGGCGGCTTGGTCTTTCCCGGCCTGCCCGGGGTCTTGTGGGATAGTTATTTTCGTGGCATGCCCGTCCTGCTGAGCAACGGCAGATAGCGTCTGGCGCACGCGGTGCGCGCGAGCGCGCAGATGCGCCACGTCCAACACAACGTAGCGCCCGTTTTTCTGCAGCCCCATCAATACGCCAGCTGTTGCGTCGGGGCTGGGGCTGTCCTGCGTCGGCTCAGTCCCCGCCAGATCCCAACTGCGCACCCGCTCAACGATGTCGGTCGGCGCAACATCCAGCAGGGTGACGGCGTGGCGAGGGAAATAGAGCCCGGCGGCGGGGCGCACGCGCCAGTTACCCTCAAGCAGGCGCGCACGCTCAACGCGCCCCAGTGCCTTCAGGTTGGCCAGATACCCCGGGTCGCGCTCGAGCAGTGCCTGGTTGTCGAACACGCTGGCCGGGATGAATGTCACACTCTTGGCGTCCTCAGGGCTCACGCCGTGCGCCTGTGCCAGCGCCTCGCGCGAGTCAGCCCAGTGCACCGCGTCGTCAACGCGGACGAAGTAGCGCAGCGCGCCGGCGCGCTCCGGGATGGGGAGGCCGCTCTCGTCGTCGATCCACCAGCCAATGAACTCGGCAACCCAGGAGTCGGCATCCGGGTTCGTGGTGGCGCGAACGTAGGGGCGCACGCCGCAGGTCGAGCGGTTGCGGCTAAGCATGTAGAAGAACTGGGCGCGCGAGAAGTGGGTCAGCTCATCGAAGCAGATCAGCGGAATCTGGGCGCCCTGCCAGTTCAGGACGTCAGCCTCCTGATTGAGATGCCCGAAGGTCACCCGCGCGCCGGCCGGGAACGCGAACCCGAGCTTGGGCGACTTGAACGGGCGAGCACCGGCCTGAGGGTAGAGCTGCATGGCGCTATCCCAGAGTCCACCCTCGTTGGTGATCTGCGTCGACTCGCGACGGAAGATGACGGCACCAAACTCGGCCAACCCGCTATGGCGCATCCCCTCGAGCAGCAAAGCGAACGTCTTGCCGCCGCCGGCGCTGCCCCCGTAGATGACGATATCCGCCGGGCTCGACAGGAACTGCTCCTGTGGGCCGGGCTGCGGACGGATGATGGTGTCAGCGGTCATTGTCTGGGAGGTAGAAGACGACCGGGGAGGCACGGTCTTTTGGTTTCTCTGATTCCTCCAGCCCCCATGCTGCGCGCTCGCCCTTCTGTCTGATCGCCAGCATCTCGGCGCTGATCTTGGCGAGCTTGCCCGCATCAAAGTCGACCGGGACGGAGCCGAAGCGCTCTCGGTGCGCGTCCCAGTCGTCTTGCTGGCGACGCACGACAGCGGCAGCACGATCCGCCGCGGCATCCAGGGCGGCGGCCTTTTTTTGCGGGTCACCGACGGTCACCACGCCGGTCACCTTCTCGGTCACCTTGCGGCGCACCACCTCGCCGACGTCCGTGCCGTCCCCCCACGACTCCTTCTTGGCGCGCTTGACGATTGCGGCCTTGCTTACGCCGTGGCGCGCAGCGAGCTCACCAAAGCTCGCGCCCGCCTCACGATCTGCGCGCACACTCTCCCACTGGTCTGCCGTCAGTCTTGGCATCGCCCGCTCACACCCCGCTGCGCGTCACTTCCCACAGCAGCACAGCCAACGTGCCCGTCGTCCCAGCGATAGCTGCAACCTGGGCTGAAAACTGCCTCCTCCGATCACGCGCCTCGTCGACCATGTGCTGCTGCAACGCGAGCTGGACCTGATGAACATCGGCGCGCGTCGCGCCAAGCTCTGCGCGCACATCGTCGACGAGCTCGGTGAAGATGCGCACCGACTCGCGGGTGATGGCATGCTCCTTGGAGAGCGTCGTCAGCCCATCACGCAGCTCGCGCGCCTCGACCTCGACGCGCTCGACGCGCAGCCGCAGCTCGCTGACCTGATGCTCCAGCGATGCAGTCACGGATACACCGCCCGATCCAGCTCGAAGTGCGGGCCGTCACGAAACGACGTCCAGTCGCCACCCCAGCGGATCGCCACCCCCAGCTCGGCGGCGGCGGCCTTGAAGGCCGCGGCGATGCGCGGATAGAGCGGCCAGTCCCAGCGCACGCCGCCATCGACCCAGGCGGCGACATCGAGCGCGTGCCCGCTGAGGTGACGCGAGCGCAGGGTGCGCGAGGCCCCGGCGGCGACCAACGCGCGCTGCCGCGCCTCGGTGCGTCGCCCCTCGGTGACGACGAAGTCGACCTCGGTCAGCTCGAGCGCGCGGCGCGCCACCCGCACCAGTTCGTCATGGACACCGGCGAGGGCGCGCTCGGAGCGCTTGGAGAAGCGGAATCCGCTGGCCATCAGCGCAGCCGCAGCGGCACGCGTGCGCGCACCCGCCCCCAGATCGCCACGCCGGCGCCGGCCAGGCTGATGAGTTCGAGCGCGGCGTCGGTCAGCGCGGCACTGTCGATGGTGATGCCGGCGGCGCTCGCGATCTGAGCGAGCACCACCATGAGGGCGCCGATCACGGCGCGGGACTGCCACCACGGCTTCGATTCCATCGATCGTCTCCGGTTGGTTGTTGACGCCTTCAGCATCGCCGTCCACCGCGCGCGCGTCAGTTAATCCGGGTTAGCGCGCCCGCCGATCCGCCCGCTCCCGCCCCTTGGCGCGCGCGACGATGCGGTAGACGGACATCTCATGGATGTCGTACCGCCGCGCCAGGGCGCGAGCGCTGGCGACAGTCCCGTCGTACTCGTCGGCGATCGCCCGATCTCGGCGTCGGCGCTCGATCGCCGCGGCAGACCCCACGTAGACCTGAGAGCCTCGATACCGATCGAGTAGTGCCGCGGCGATCTGCTCGGCGGCGAGCAGCGCCTGCTCGCGCTCGAGCAGCGGCGCCAGGGTCTGGAGTGCTACGCCCTCCAGCGTGTCGGCGAGATCCATCCAATGCCTCCTCATGCTGCGCTGATCCGTATCGTGAGACCGCCATCGCGGACGGGTGACCCGATGCGCGACGACACCGATAACACCTGGCGATCATCGGCATAGGCGATGCCCTGCAGGGCATCGAGCGCGACCTTGATGGGCGCGTCGACATCGAGCCGAGCCCGGCTTGCCACCCCCTTCGTGGTGAGCCTCGGATGCAGGATCATCTCGACCGCGACGGCTTGCTTCGTCGGTCGCACCCCGGCGACCTTGGCGCGCAGCGCCGTTTCACGCTTCCAATTCTTCGCTGCATCCGTGGCGATCACCCTCCCCCTAGCGACGCGCCACAGTCGATTGGCGCCCGGCGGATACGGCAGCCTGACCTCAATCATCGCCACCCTCCCGCCGATCAGCCTCGTCACTCCCCGGCTCATAGCACCCCGCCGGGCAGGCGGCGAGTCGCCGAGCGGGCCAGCCGTAGATCCCGCGCTCGCAGCGTTCGGCGCGGCAGTGGGCGCAGCTCCAACAGGTGAGCGCCGGGGCGTCTTCGCGCTCAGAATGGGGGGTCATTGTCATAGTCCGCACCGCCTGCAGGGTGATTACCGGGGCTCGGGGCGCCGCCACGACCTTGCCCGCCCTGGGCGCTCTGGCGGCCTCCTGCGCCGCCCTGGAGGTCGATGTCCCTGACGACGAGGCCCTGCGCTATGCGCGGCTCCCCGTCTCGCCCCTGGTACTGCCGCGGCGGCTCCAGCTCGCCGGATACCGTCACCTGCAACCCTTTCGCCAGGTGCTGCAGCAGCGCTTTGCCGCGCGAGCCGAACAGCACGCAGTCCAGCCAGTGCGTCTGGCGGCGATCGCCCCAGCCGATATCGCTGGCCACCCGAAACCGGACCAACTCAGTCCCCGACGGGGTTGTGCGCGATTCAGCGTCAGCGACCAGGCGCCCCGTGAAAGTGCAAACGTTCATGCTGCCTCTTGCTCCTGTGATCTGCGCTTGGCCTCGGCGACCAGGTCTCCAAGCGGGACGGCATCCGAGTCGACGCGCGACCCGAACACCGGTGCGCGCCGAGGCTGTACGGGCCGCTCGGCCTCGCGCGCCTTGAGTGCCGCGAGCTGCTCGGCGCGCCGCCGCTCACGGTCTGCGATCTCGTCATCCGAGGGCGCGTCTTGGCGCTGGTCGCCACCGAGCGCCGCTCGCAGCCCTGCCAGATGCTGCCGCCCTCGCTCGCGCCGCTCGGCCCACGTGCCGTTGGGCAGGGCGGCCTGCTCGGCGCGCTGGCGAGCCATCAGCGCGTCCCGGGCTCGCTGTTCTGCGTTCGAGCCGCCCTGACCATCCTCGAGGCCGAGGCATGCGCGGCGGAATTTGGCGATTGAGGGTGCGTAGTCGTAGTGCCTCCGGGCGTAGCTGACGCCGCGCTTGAACTGCTCGAGGCCGATGCCTGCAAGGCCTTTGCCCCACTCGCTCGCAAGTCGCTCAACGCCGCCAGCAAGCGTCACGCGATCCAGCCAGTCCTTGGGCCAGCAAACAGCGAATAACGCGAACAGCCCGTCCAATATCTGGCGCTCCATCTCCGGCTCAGTGCCAGGGCATGTGCTCGATCGCGTCTCGCGAGCCGGGGTCGTCTGTGGGGGCTGGGTCGTGCCAGGAGGCGGGTTGCGGCCGGCCGTGGCGCTCGAGGTTCTCCCAGATCTCTGCAGCGGCTGCCTCTCGCTGCTCCGCTGCTGTCCGGGGTTTGTTGCTGCGGTCGGTTGGTGCATCGAACTCATCCTCCCAGCGATGTCCGTTGATGTAGGTCGTCGGCAACGGCGCGTAGCCCCGCAGCCACTGCTGATCCTCGATGGCTCGACGACGCACGTCGTCGATGATCATGTCGGCCATGCGGTCGAGCTTGTGGCGCTTCCAAGCCAGGCGTGCCTTGTGCTTGTCGCGCTTGCGGCCGGTGGCGGCGGGCCAGGCGTCCCAGAATTCGTCGAAGCGCGATGGCTCGTCACACGGAGGGGGAGAAGCGTTAGCTTCTCTCTTAACCGGATTACCGGATACCGGAGGTGGTGCGTCTTGCTGGGCGCGCGCTGGGTGCGCCTTGGGTGCGCTCGACTCGCCGGATGCCGCGTGGTTGCTGGCTTTGCTGGGTGCGTCTTGCTGGGTGCGTCTTGGGTGCGTCTTGGGTGCGTCTTTGTTTTGGGCAGACTGATCCGTATCCGCCAAGAGACACCGAAAAACGACGCCGCGCTGCTGGCTTGTACCGCGCGGCCACTCGACCAGACCGACGCGCTCGAGCATGCGGAAAATGGCTCGGAGCGCGTCCTTGCTGACCTTGGGGTCCGGCGCAGTCGTGCGCTCCCCGCAATCCAGCAGCTCGATGAAGAACTGGTAGCTCAGCACCCGGCGCTTGCCGGACCACCCTGTCGAGTAGTCCATATACCGCCGAATCCCCTGCAGGTAGACGATGCGCGCGCGCCACGGGAGCCTGCGCAACGCCTCGTCCTCTGCGTCATTGAACGCTGTGATCGGCATGCGCCCCTCCTCGCGTCTGCTGCGCGCACCAATCGCCAATCTCGATCAGCCGCGCCTCAGCTCGCCGCATCTCGACAGCTCTGCACCAGTCGCCCCGATACTCCAGCGCACGCCATCGCGCCCCGGCATGTCGCGCCACGGCGCGGGCATGCTCGGCGAGGCGCAGTAGCTCGGCGTCGATCGTCCGGTCCATCACGCGCCTCCTACGGCGCGCAGCGCCCGTCGCTCCTCGGCCTGAGTTTCGGCCTCGGCCAGGGCATCCAACCGCGACAGCAGCTCCAGATTCGCGCGGATCGCCTCCATCGCACGGGCGCGCACGCGCAGCGCCTCCTCGCGCGTGATGCGCCGGTCCGCGTTGGCCCGATGCACCTCGGCATCCACCTCGCCGCGGGCGGCGCCCAGCGCCGTCAGGCAGTCGATCAGGTCCGTATCCGAGCAATCCTGGTACTCGCCGAGCGCGATCAGCCCATAGCCGAACTCATGACACAGCGCATGCAGCGGGCCGTGGTTGCCGGTCACCCGCATGGCGGCGCGCAGCGTGTTGATGCCCGGCTGGTTGCGCTCCTGGAATGTGAACTGGTTGAAAAATGTGCCGGGGTTGCGGTCGATGGCCTTCGCGAGCCCGACATAGCCGCCGGGCTTGTAACCGCCCGCCATCTCGGAGATGGCGGTTTCAACGGGGTCGTGCATGGGACTGACTCCTTGGATCACGTGGAAGCGATCGCCTGCCGGGCGCACCATCAGCCGAAAGAGCGCCCGGCGCGGAAAAGGCGGAGATCCCCATGCTAGGCTCGCGGTTACCACACACACTTGCGTTCACAGGAGACCTCCGTGACTGAATCACAGCTCGCCGCTACCGGAATCGCTTGGTTCCGGCCCGAGGACTACGACCGCTGCCGTCAACTCTTCGTCGACGGGCACAAGCTGCCGGAGACCTACGAGGAGTGGCATCAGGCGGCCCAACGCATCCACGACAAGCTCACGGCTGAGGGACACCGCATCGAACGGGCCTACATCGACCCGAAGACCTTTCCGGCCTGGTGTGCCGCTCGGGGCCTGAACGTCGATGCCAAGGCACGCATGCAGTTCGCGAGCTGGGTTGCTCGCGTGGAGCACGGCAAGGGCTGAGGTCATGTCTATCTCCTTGGTGGGTTAGGCGGCGCGGGGTGTCTGAGAGCGTGGAGGGCCGAAGCTGTCGGGTGAGGGATCAATGGCCCCATGAGCTTCTTGGAGAATCGCTAACGTAAGCCGGCCACCTGGACGCCGATGCCCGTAGGCCAGTTGCGTGAGGTACGCCAAGCTTGTCCCGATCCGTCCTGCAAATGCCTCTCGCTCAGGCGTTGACAGCGATTTGTAGTAGTCAAGGAGTCTCATGCCGCAACATATAGCATATGCTAAACGTCACGACAATAGCAGATGCTCATTTGCTAGACAGTTAGCTATTGCTAACGTCGTGCATATGCACGAAAACATCACAGAAGTTCGCCAGCAGAACCTGAAGCGACTGGTTAGCGCGGCCGGCTCTCAGCGTGCGCTCGCAGAAAAAGCCGACCTCGCACCCGCCTACATCAACCAGATGCTGACGGGGAAGCGAGGCATTGGTGAACGTACCGCACGCAAGATTGAGGCTCGACTCAACTGCAACCGCGGCTGGCTCGATGAGCGACATCAGGCCGCTGAGGCCTGCGACACGACCAGCACCGCCGACTTGCCCCGCTGCGAGCTCCCTGGCCTGACCGCAGCCATAACAGGCACGGTCATCCACCCGATCGTCGTCTGGGACGACCCGGCGGACCTGCCCGAGGGGCAGTACGTGTTGATCCCGCGCCGCCGCGTCGCCTTCTCGGCGGGCAACGGCAACCTGGTGTTCGAGGAAGAGGAAGCGCCGCCGCTGGCCTTCACCTCCGACTGGGCACGCCAGACCGGGGTGCGCCCGAGCAACGCGGTGGTGGTCTACGCCAAGGGCGACAGCATGGAGCCGAGCATCTGCGACGGCGACGTGCTGCTGATCGACATCGACACGGCCGGTGACGACATCCGAGATGGGCAGGTCTACGCGATCCGCTATGGCCACGAGCTGCGCGTCAAGCGGCTGTTCCGGCGCTACGACGGTTCACTGATCCTGCGCTCGGATAACGCCGGTCGCTACCCCGAGGAGATCATCCCGCCGAAGGATCAGAACGGGCAGGTGCATGTGATCGGGCGGGTGGTGTGGCGTGCGGGTGGGGTGTAGTCTTTCTTGAGGCCCTGGGCTTCCCTACATGAAAACGACTTGGAATGAGCGCCTCCGAGACGCCCTGACTGCGCGCGAAAAGTCGCCGGCAGAGCTCTCACGCGCCGTCGACGTGAAACCGCCAACGGTGCACGGCTGGTTGCATGGCGGCATCAAGAACCTGAAGGGGGAGAACCTTGTTCGGGTGTGCAGCTATCTGCACATACGCCAGGAGTGGCTGCTATATGGGCGCGGAGAGATGGAGGAGCAGCCGCGACACGAGCAACCACCAGCAACCCCCGCGAACGACCCGGGAGACGATCCGCGACTATCGGAACTGCCGGCGAAATATCAGGCGATCATCAGGCTGCTGGAGGGCTTCCCTCAAAGCGAGATCGACCAGCTTGTGCATGATCTTGGTGAGAAAAAATCGTACTACGACCGGCTCTTGAAGGAGCTTCTCGAGAATCGCCGAGCAGCCGGGTAAGGTCATCTCTTGGTCATGCAAGATGAGCGACAGGCCTTCTCAGCCCGGTTCAACTCGGCACTCGACGAGATTGGCGTTCCCCCGAAAGGGAGAGGGCGGCAAGTCGTTGTCGCTCATAGCTTGAAGGCTTGATGTAGCCTCTAGCCTTACCCCCGCCCCATCGCCTCCCGCGCCGCCTGCGCAAGAAACGCCGAGCGGCTCAGATGCCGTGCCTTGGCGTGAGCGTCGATGCTGCGCAGCAGCCTGCGCGGCACCGTGATGTTGATCTTCTCCGCCGGGCCGAAATAGCGCTCCACCGGCACATCGACAAACGCCCACACCGCCCCGGCCAGATCGGGGTTTGCCTGGTGCTCGGCCAGGGGGCGCGTGCTCGGGATATCGGCCCCCTCCTCCATCAATAGCTCGACATGGGCGTCGATCGCCTCCCGCGCAGCCTCGATGGCCGCGTCGAGCGACTCGCCCGCCGAGAAGCAGCCCGCCAGATCGGGCACCGTCACCAGCCCAGCCTGACCGGGGCGGCGAAACTGGTGGTGGGAGCCCTTCACCCTCACCAGCTCCCACCCGTCGGCCTGCAGCCGCTTGATCACTTCGGCGCTTTTCATGGTGTGGAGTCTACCCACTGCGCCGTCAGCGTCAATTTCTTGGATAGACCAAGAAGCGCGATTTCAAGAATTTAGCTTTTGCTATTGACTCAATATTTAGCAAAAGCTATCTTCACTCTCAACAGCCGCCCCAAGCAGCCAACCGAGGGAGACCACCATGCACCCCGACGACAACCCCTACGCCGAGCACGACCACAAGTCCGACCAGCTCGCCAAGATCAGCACCGAAGAAGAGCTGCTGGCTCGCTTCCCTGGCGCTGAAGGCCCGTGCTACGCGGCTGGCACCGATCACGCCTTCTGGCATCTCGGAGACGGCGTCTTCGCTGCCGTCTGTGGTTTCTGCGGCCACGTCTGGGAGCGCCACTGGCAGACCGAGACGCGTGAGTGCCCGAACTGCGCCGCCGTCGAGCTGGCCGAGGCCGTCGACGCGGTCCAGGTACTGATCAAGGACCACCGCAACCTCGACGACACCAAGCTGGCTCAGCTCGCCCGAGATGTTGATGCGTTGAGGCAAGCGCTGCGCGCCGAGGTGCATCAGCGGGTCGAGCGGCGGTATGCCTCGCGGCAGGGCGGCCTGCCGCTGGAGCGGAGGGCCGCGGCATGAGCCTCGCCGGAGCACCACGCCTCACCCCGACGATGGCCCGCGCCAAGGCGCACCGCCGCGCCGAGCGCGAGCGGGTCAACCTCCCCAACGAGCGCCAGTGCGAGATCGCCCGGCAGCGGGCACTCGCCAAGAGGAACCGGAGATAGCCATGCACACGATCACGATCCATGTCGCAGACCAGCGCTCCGCCGCCGAGATCGCTGCGTGGCTGCGCGAGGTCTGCGCCGACGTCCGCCAGGACGGCGCAGGCGGCATCGTCGCCGTCGATCGCACGCTGAGTGACGCCGAGCGCGCTGCGCTCCCGCCACTGCCGCGCACTCGGTCGCAGGCCGCCGGTCACAACGTCCTGCCGCTGCGCCGCCCGGCGCGTCGCTGGCCGCCGTCGCGCCCGGGGCGGCCGGGAGGGGATGCGGCATGAGCGACCGCTACGACTCTCAGCGCGATTTCTGCCTCGATGTCGTCGACCAGGCCGAACGCCGCATCCGCGTCGCAATGGTTGTCATGGCCGAGGAGGGCGACGACCAGGCGCCCTTGCACCTCTCCGAGGCGCTGGCCTCGCTCAAGAGCGCTCGCGAGCAAATTGGCGCCGCGGTAGAGCGCTCGCTGGAGGCGGCGGCATGACCCGTCTGCGCCTGATCTCCACCTGGACGCTCCTGCTCGGCGTCTCGATCGCCCTGCAGGTAGCCATCGCTCTCATCACATGGAGGCTCACGTCATGAGCGCTCGGAGCGACGCCTATACCGCCATCGCGCTCTGCGGGCTCGCTGCTCGCTGCGGCTGCCGCGTCATCGCAGCCACGGCGCATGCGGGCAGCCCGATGGTGCGCGTCGATCGCGCCCCTGATCCGCGGCGGCTGCGGCTGCGCGAAACCAACGACCATGCCGCCCGCGTCTCCGGCGTGCGGCTCACGTGGAGGGCCTGAGAGATGGCTATCGATGATCTCCGGCGGATGATCGCCGGGCATGGGTTCGAGGATGACGCCGAGGCGTGTCTCGACCGGGCTGGCTGCAGCGAGGCTGGCGACGAGTTCGCGCGGTCGAGCTGGCCGATCCCTGCGCTGCGCGACGAGGTCGTCTCGGCGCTCGACATCGCCATCGGTCTGCACCGCGCCCGCCAGGTCGCACCCGCCGGCGCCCTCGACGAGGACTGCGTCTATCACTGCGCTGCCGCACTGCAGGGCGTGACCGAGCTGTGCGCTCGACTGCTGGCTGATATCCCTGATGTGACGGGGCGGGAGGTGCGTGATGCGGCCTGATCTGATGGAGCTGCTCGCCCGGGCTGATCGGGCGTTGGGTATTGGCGTCGCCGCGACGCTGGTGGGTGCACTGCCGCTGGTCGTGATGGTGGCGGGAGGTGGGGCGTGAGTGCGGTAGCGATCGCTGCCAATGAGGCCACCGGTGTCTACGACATCCCGAACGAGGCTTACCACTCCGGGCCCGGTATCTCGAAGAGCCAGCTCGATCTCGCGCACCAGGCGCCGGCACTGCTGCAGTGGGCGCGGCAGGCGCCGCGCTCATACAGCGGCGCGGCTCACGCGGGCAGCGCGATCCATACCCTACTGCTCGAACCGACCGAGTTCGACCAGCGCTATGCGGTCGGGCCGGATTGCGGGCGGCGCTCGAACGCAGACAAGGCGCGCTGGGCCGAGTTCGAGGCCCAGCTCGACGGGCGTATCGCGCTGACGCTGGAGGAGCGCGAGACCCTGGAGGAGATGCGCCAGTCCGTGCTGGCACACCCTGAGGCTGCCGCACTGTTGCAGTTGCGCTCCGGGGTGGCTGAGCGCTCGGTGTACTGGCGTGACGTCGAGACCGGGCTGCTGTGCCGGTGCCGCCCAGACTGGTGGGCGCCCATGTACCGGGTCGTCGCCGACGTCAAGACCACTGACGACATCAGCAAATTCCATTGGTCCGTACGCGACTACCGCTACGACGTCCAGGAGGCGTTCTACTCCGACGGCCTCGCCGAGGTGACCGGTGAGCCCCTCGACGCCTTCCTTTTCTTGGTTGTCGGCAAGCGCCGAGAGATGGGGCGCTACCCGGTCAGGGTCTTCGAGCTGGACCGCGACGCCATTGAGCGTGCCCGAGCCGAGTACCGCGCCGATCTCGCCATGATCGCCTCCTGTGAGCGCACCGGCGATTGGCCCGGCGTCCAGAAGCTATCCGTACCCGCCCGTTACAACTGAGGATCCGACATGACCACTGAACTCGCAAACGCCACCACCCACCAGCCAGCTGCGCCGGCCAACCCGTTTGCGCGCGCTCACATGCCAGAGCACACCAACGCTGGCACCGTCACGATCGAGTCAGAGCGCGCCATCGCGGAGGCCCAGGGGAAGCTGATCATCGCCAAGCGCTTTCCGCGCGACCAAGCCCGCGCCTTCGATCGCGTCATGGAGTCCTGCTCGCGCCCGAGTTTGGCCTCCAGCGCCGAGTATGCGTTCCCTCGCGGCGGTCAGACCGTGCGCGGCCCGTCGATCCGGCTTGCTGAAGAACTGGCCCGCTGCTGGGGGAACCTGGACTACGGCATCCGCGAGCTGTCGCGCAAGGGCGGCGTGTCGGAGATGGAAGCCTATTGCTGGGATCTGGAGACCAACACCTGTTCCAGCCAGAAATTCACCGTCCGCCACATCCGCGACACCAAGGGCGGCGGCAAGGCGCTGTCCGACGAGCGCGACATCTACGAGCTAACCGCCAACCAGGGCGGCCGTCGCCTTCGCGCCCGCATTCTGGCCATTCTGCCCCCGGATCTGGTCGACGCGGCCGTGGAGCGCTGCCGGCAAACGCTCGCCGGCAACAGCGCCGAGCCGATCTCTGACCGCGTGCGCAAGATGATCACCGCGTTCAAGGGGTTTGGAGTCACTGAAGCGCACCTGTCCACCTATCTCGGGAAGTCGCTCGATAAGGTGCTGTCGGATGATCTCGCCGATCTGGCCAGCGTCTACAACTCGATCAAGACTGGTACGGCCAGCGCTTCTGATTTTTTCAATCGGCGCGACGATGAGCGGGCGCCTCGCTCATTTCAGAGCATTGGCAGCCAGCAGCCATCGGTTGCGCCCCAGAGCCCGGAGGTGGGCGACCCCGGACAGGCCGCCGGTCACCACCCCAGCACCAGCGCTGACGCGGCTTCGTCGCCGAGCAATGCCGCATCGGTCACCGCTCCCGAGCAGGCGCCGCAGGAGCCCGACGACAACCTCGACGACGGAGATAGTGGCGTCGACGCCCGCGGCATCCCGTGGGATGAGCGCATCCACTCGTCGAGCCGAGCTCGCACGGCCGACGGGGCGTGGCGGCGCAAGCGCGGTGTCGACCCGGCGCTGGTCGAGCGGATCGAGCGGGAGCTGATGGATGAGGGCGACCTGACCACCAATCCGCCATCCGATGAGATCGGCCAGGCTCAGACCCAGGACCAACCGGGCGCGCCGCCGCTCACCATCGACCGCATCCTGGCCGGCATCTCCGCCGCGGAGGACTCCGATACGGTCGATGAGTGGGTTGATCTGTCGCGCGACATCAACCCTAGCGTCGCGCGAGGCGACCAGATCAGGCGCGCAGCAAACGAGCGGTGCGCGTACCTGGAGGCGCGCGCGGCGCGGACCTGACCCCACTCATCAGCGTGCCCGGCGCCGAGCCGGGCAAGGAGCCAATCATGTTCAAGAACGCCAGACTCTATCGCCTCGAACAGCCCGTCCGCATCGACGGCCAGGAACTCGAGGCCCAGCTCGACGGGCGCAGGTTCCGCCCCTGTGGTCCGCTGGAGACCGCGACCATGGGCTGGAGCGCGCCGCTCGGCGAAGACGGCGGCGCGCTGGTCCATCCCCTCGAGGGCTGCCTGCTGATCTGCGCGCGCAAGCAGGAGCGTCTGCTGCCGACGGCGGCGGTGAAGGAGGCGCTGGAGGAGCGTATCGGCGAGATCGAGGCCGGCGAGTCGCGTGAGGTCGGTCGCACCGAGCGGCGCCGTCTGCGCGAGCAGATCGTCGACGAGATGCTGCCGCGCGCCTTCACCCGCTCGCGCCACACCCTCGCCTATATCGATACCAAGAGCGGCTGGATGGTGATCGACGCGGCCACCGAGAAGCAGGCCGAGGATGTCGTCTCGCTGCTGCGCGAGACCCTGGGCGGCCTGTCGGCGCTGCTGCCGGCGCCGGGCGAGCACCCCGCCGAGGTGCTCTCGCGCTGGCTGCTCGAGGACAGCGCCCCGGCCGACTTCGTCGCCGGTGACGCCTGCGAGCTGCGCGACCCCAGCGACGAGGCCGACGTGGTGCGGATCAGCGGCGGCGACCCCACCAGCGACGAGGCGCTCGCCCACCTGCGCACCGGCAAGCGCGCGGTCAAGCTTGCGCTGACCTGGGACGAGCGCTTCAGCTTCACCCTCGCCGACGACCTGTCTCTGAAGCGGCTGCGCATGACCGAGGGGCTGCTCGACACCCTCGACGACGAGATCGAGGACCCGGCGGCACGCTTTGAGGCCGAGTTCGCGCTGTTCGCGCTGCAGATGCGCAACCTGCTCGCGCGGCTTGAGACGGTGTTCGGGTTCGGCGAGGTGCGCGCCGGAGACTCCGAGGCCACCGACCCACTGCTCGACGAGGCGGTGCAGATCGTCACAAAGACCCGCTACATCTCAGCCTTCGAGCTAGGGCACGAACTCGAGATCGACCGCAACCGCGCAGCGCGACTGATGGATGAAATGGAGCGCGCCGGCATCGTCGGTCCAGTCGAGATCTGCGGCGATCACGAGGTCTTGGCGCAAGAGGTCGCGCGACGATGAGCTGGGGCAAGGACGGCCCTATCGTGCCAGACAATGATCCAGCCATCCTCGAGATCGAGGCCGCTATGGAATGCCTCGTCCACGCCGGTATCCACATAACGCGCGCGCAGCTCGCCATGGGCGAGGATCTAGGGGGTGACGGGAGACTGAAATCGATCTGGCTCCAGAGAGCCAGTGCAGTCGAGGCGCTGCGAGGAGTGCGTCTGGAGTATCAGTACGGGCCGAGGCGCGACGTGCAAATGGAGATGGCGGTATGAGCACACCACACCCTGAAACCGCTCGCCGTCGCGCCCGCGACCTGGTCGAGCACGGCGCAAGCATCAGCGCCGCCGCCGATGCGGTCGACGCCGATCGCCATACTGTCGCGCGCTGGATTGGCCGGCGGCGGGCGCGGCGGCCCGGGGTGCGGTCGGTAACTGTGCGAGCGGGGCGGCATGAGTGGCGCAGCCTGGAGTGGTCGCGATGAGGACGCTCGACCTGCACGAGGCCGCAGAGTTCCTGCGGATGCACCCAGAGACGCTGCGCCGGCGCGCTGTCGCTGGCGAGATCCCGAGCGCGAAGCCAGGGAAGCACTGGGTGTTCATCGACGATGATCTGGCCGACTGGCTGCGCGGTCACTATGCTGACCGTGCAGCGCGAGCGGCGGAGCCGAGGAGTGAGAGATGCTCTACCGCAGGAAGAACAGCAGCCGCTGGTGGTGCAGGTTCACCACGCCGGACGGCCGAGAGATACGCCAGTCTACTGGAACATCCGACCGCAAAGACGCGGAAGGGTATGAAGCGAAGCTGAAGCGTGACTTATGGCAGCAATCGAAGCTGGGCGAGAAGCCGCGCAAAAGCTGGCAGGAGGCCGTGGTGCGTTGGATCGACGAAACCAGCCACAAAGCCAGCCACGGGGATGACTTGATGCATTTGCGCTGGCTCGACACACACCTTGGCGACGTCATGCTGGACGAGATCGACATCGATCGCGTGGATGAGGTCATCAAGGGGCGCAAAGGCTCGGGTGTCAGCAATGCGACCGTCAACCGAACCCTGGCCGTGCTGCGCGCGATCCTGCGACGCGCGGAACGCAAGTGGCGCTGGATCGACCGAGCGCCGGCAATCAGCCTGCTTCCAGAGCCCAAGCAGCGCATCCGCTGGCTGACGCACGAGGAGGCCGACCGATTGATCGATGAGCTCCCGGAGCATCTGGCGGATATGGCGCGATTCACTCTGGCGACAGGGCTGCGAGCCAGTAACGTCACCGGGCTCGAGTGGAGTCAAGTTGATCTGGCGCGCCGAGTCGCCTGGATTCACGCCGATCAGGCCAAGGCTCGGCGCGCCATCGGCGTTTCGCTTAACTCGGACGCGGTCCAGGTGTTGCGTCGCTGGATCGGTCGCCACGCGACGCGTGTCTTCTGCTATCAGCGCAGAGTTAAGGGCGGCGGTGTGCGCTGGGAGCCGATCGCTGAGGCAAATAGTGCCGCGTGGTACAAAGCGCTCAAGCGGGCGGGGATTGCAGACTTTCGTTGGCACGATCTCCGGCACACGTGGGCGAGCTGGCACGTCCAGGCTGGGACGCCGCTTCACGCACTCCAAGAGATGGGAGGCTGGTCGAGCTTCGAGATGGTGCGCCGCTATGCGCACCTAGCTCCAGAGCATCTCGCCGAGTACGCAGCGCGGATCGAGTCGCGCGATCAAGGGGCACATTTTCCGTCACACATCAAAGTAGTCGATGGCGGGATGCAGTGCTAA